AGACAAAGACGAAAAGGAAATTAAGCGTCAAGTTGGTACAATGAATGAAACACAATTGTTAGAATTTTTAAAGGTATAACTATGGGCATTCTTGACAAAATCAAAAAGAATAGTACGATCAAAGACTCTGCTATTCTGGCTAACTCTAAATTCTTCACTAAGAAGGATATGATTCCTACCAGCATCCCAGTCATTAACGTGGCTTTGTCTGGTCGTCTTGATGGTGGTCTTACTCCAGGACTTACAATGTGGGCTGGTCCAAGCAAGCACTTCAAGACAGCATTCAGCCTATTGATGGCAAAATCTTATTTGGACAAGTATGAAGATGCAGCACTCTTATTTTACGATTCTGAGTTCGGTACTCCGCAGTCTTATTTTGATAGTTTTGGTATCGACACAGACAGGGTGCTCCATACTCCTGTTACAGATGTTGAACAACTTAAATTCGACATCATGCAGCAGCTGCAAGGACTCGAGCGAGGAGAGCGATTGATGATTGTCATTGACTCCATCGGTAACTTGGCTTCTAAGAAAGAAGTTGAAGATGCATTGGATGGTAAGTCTGTTGCTGATATGTCTCGTGCTAAACAGATGAAGTCTTTGTTCCGTATGGTGACACCTCACCTAACTCTTAAAGATATTCCGATGGTTGTAGTGAACCATACATATAAAGAGATTGGTTTGTATCCTAAAGACATCGTTGGTGGTGGCACTGGTTCTTACTACTCTGCTGATAACATCTTTATTCTTGGACGCCAGCAAGAGAAAGATGGAACCGAAGTTACTGGTTACAATTTTATTATCAACGTAGAAAAGTCACGTTATGTTAAAGAAAAATCTAAAATACCTGTCGCTGTATCTTTTGATGGTGGCATTAGTAAGTGGAGCGGTCTATTGGATATTGCTCTCGAGTCAGGACATGTTGTCAAGCCTAGCAATGGTTGGTATTCGAAAGTAGACGAGGATGGTGTCGTTGAAGACAAGAAGTATCGCCTGAAGGAAACTGAAACCAAAGAATTCTGGATGCCTATTCTTACAAACAAATCATTTTATGATCATGTTAAGAGCAAGTATTCAGTTGGTAATGTTACCATGGTTCAATCCGATGAACTTGATGCAGCCTTAGAAGAATTGGAATTTGATGAGTAAACATCTTACTGAGCCACCAATCGTAGTCGTTGAGAACAGAAGAACTGGTCACGATGCATTACGTTTGACAGATGGTCCATACAAGGGTATAATCTATACCTATGGAAAAGTTTCTTTTGATGAAGAAGGAACTGAGAAGGTGCATATGAATTTCGAGTATGACATCCTCCAAGATGATGGTGTCAATTATAATGAAGATGAATTTGTAGAATATATCGGACATATTCTACAACACCTAATCAATAAACAACTGCAAGAAAATAGCATTACATACACTGGTGGAATTGATGAGAATAGAACAGAAGATCCTGAGCAGTCTGGTACATGATGAACAATATTGTCGCAAGGTAATTCCATTTATCAAGAAAGATTACTTTACTGAAAGAAAAGAATCTATCGTTGCCAATGAGGTTGTGAAGTTTTTCACCACATATAATAAGCCAGCAACGAAAGAAATTCTTCAGATCGAAGTTAGCAACAGGAAAGATATCAATGATAAAGAGTTGGCTGAGATCACCGACTTTATCGGCACTCTGAGCCAAGAACCTGTCAATCAGGAATGGCTGATGGAGAACACTGAGAAGTTTTGTAAAGACAAGGCAGTTTATAATGCGATCCTTCAATCAATCGGAATCATCGATGGAAGAAACAAAGACTATACCAAAGATGCGATCCCTTCTATACTTTCTGATGCTCTTGCCGTTTCATTTGATAATCATGTTGGTCACGACTACATTGATGACCATAATGAGAGGTATGATTTTTATCACAGGGTGGAAGAGAAGATTGCATTCGACCTTGAGATGTTCAATAAAATCACTAAGGGAGGACTCTCAAAGAAAACCCTCAACATTGCTTTGGCTGGCACTGGTGTTGGTAAGTCTCTCTTCATGTGTCACATGGGTGCTGGTTGCCTAACTCAAGGTAAAAATGTTTTATACATAACAATGGAGATGGCAGAAGAAAGAATCGCAGAGCGTATCGATGCGAATCTTTTGAACCTAACCATGGATGAGTTAAAGGTTATTGATAGAGATATCTACGAAACTCGTATTGACAAGATTGCTAAGAAGACAAAGGGAAAGTTGATCATTAAAGAGTATCCAACTGCTGGTGCTCATGCTGGTCACTTCAGAGCATTGTTGGAAGAATTGAAGTTGAAACGAGATTACAGACCAGATATTATCTTCATTGACTATCTGAACATCTGTGCTAGTCAGCGTATGAAGCAGGGTGGAAGTATTAACTCTTATACATATATTAAGTCCATTGCAGAAGAGTTGAGGGGTCTTGCAGTAGAGTATAATGTTCCGATTGTATCGGCTACGCAAACTACTCGATCTGGATACACCAATTCTGATCCTGGACTTGAGGATACTTCAGAGTCATTTGGCTTACCTGCAACAGCAGACTTTATGTTTGCATTGGTCAGTAATGAAGAGTTGGAACAATTGAATCAAATAATTGTCAAGCAATTAAAGAACAGGTATAATGATCCTAGTTACTTCAAACGATTCGTTGTTGGAATTGATAGAGCTAAGATGAAGTTGTATGATGTAGAAGCATCAGCCCAAGTTGGATTATCTGATTCTGGTCAGGAAGACGATGGACCAGTGTTTGACAAAGGGTCGTTCGGTAAGAGAATGAATTCTGAAGAAAAGTTTAGCGGATTTAAGTTTTAGGAGAGAGAAATGGTTAAAGTAATTGTAGCCAAAGAAAAGATTGACTGTGGTCCAGAGGGTCTTGACCTTGAGGGTAAGTTTGTTGATGAATCTCATTACGACTTCTTGATCGAAGAAGATTGTGATGTTTATATGCCTGCACCTATCGATGGTGGAGATCCTTACAGCGAGTCACGAATCGTATTGAAGTTTCGTAAGAACTTCTTCAGCAAAGAGCAACAGGATATGGCGTATGCTGGTCTGCGTGAAGCAGCAACTGAAACTCAGAACAGAGGTAAAGCAGCTGGTCCACGTGGTGACAAATTAGGTAATCGTGAGTGGGTCACTGAATATGAGTATGCTATTCTAGAATATTTCGAAGAAGCAAAGGCTATGATTGGAGAAGATCCGATTGATGCCATTCGTGAAATGTTTAAGGGTAAACCAGAAAAGCCATCTACACGAAATAATGTTTGGGGTATTCAGGCAGTTAAGAAAGACAACTTTGTTTTCGAAGACTGGGTTGAAGCGACACGAAAACTTTCTCCTGTAGAAATGCATGCAGAATCTTTACGTATTCAGAAGAAGTATGTCTGTCCAACCACCTATGCTAATGGTGTTCTTTCTGGCATTGCTGGTTGGTTCGATCGTTATCCACGTATCCCTTATGGTCGTGCCACTTCTTATACTGCAAATAACTTTGATAAGTTTAAGATGGCTTATCCATTCCTACAACAGTTGGCTAAAGGTTTCAACCAGTTTTTACCAGAGCGTTATGAAGCACAGATGAAAGCTGCACGACAACTTGATCCAGCATTCTTAGTTCCAGAAACTCCATTCACAACTGTGACTGTTAACAACACATTCAGAACTGCAGCGCATTATGACGCTGGTGATTTGACTGCTGGTTTGTCTAATCTATTGACATTGTCCAACGATGGTAAGTATACTGGTGGATATCTGATTGCACCAGAGTATCGTGTTGCTGTTAACCCACGTCCAGGTGACTTGTTGTTGATTAACAATCACGAAGTGATGCATGGCAATACACCAATTGTTTGCCCAGAAGGTTCTGAGCGCATTTCTTTGGTAGTTTATTTCCGTGAGAAGATGCTTGAACTCGGTTCGAAAGAATATGAAGATGCTCGTTATGAGTATGTTGAATCACGCAGAACTAACAAAGAACACCCAGAGCATAAAGATCGTCATCTTTGGAATGGTGTAACTCCAGGTATGTGGGATGAGCAAGAGTGGTATGACTTCTTACGTGAGAGAAAGAATGGAGAAGAAATGCTTTCCAAATATCATCCTACCACTAAAAACGCACTAGAGGAATTCTTCGGATAATGTGTGCAATCATTGGTGCTGTTCTAAAAGATCCTCGTAAAGAGGATTTTGAAATGATCCGTAGAGTATTCATCGAGTCTCGTATTCGAGGAATGCATGCTACAGGAATCTCATTCCTCCCACATTGGAGTGATAAAGTCGTCACAATCAAAGATGCAATCCCTGCTGACAAGTTTGTTGACATACATATGCATATTGATAATATGAAGGAGATGGTTAATGGAGACGGTACTCTTTACCTTATTGGTCATTGTAGATACAGCACTAGCGATTTATCTTATAATCAACCGCTAGCAAATGAAGTGAAGTCCATTGTTCACAATGGAGTTATTACGCAAGAACTTCCTGAGAACTGGGGTAACATTTATCCCTATACTTTTGAAACTAAGAATGATTCTGAATTGGTCTTGCATTCAAACGATCCACTGAGAGAATTCCCAGATGCATCAATGGCTGTTTGTGAACTCTATGCAGATGGTAAGTTGCGTTTCTATCGCAATGGTAAGCGACCATTATACTTGACAAATATCGAGTGTGGTAGTATAATTACCTCTACGGCAGATGTGCCTGAGCGAGCAGAAGTTGGTGGGTTTCCAATCAATGTTCTTATGAATCATTACAACACATTCGATGGTGACCTCGCTCTTACAATTGAAAGAGTAGATATCCCAAACGCAATAGATTATCAATCAGATGTTATTCGTTAATTCAACAAAGGTAGAAGACCTTATCAAAAATAGTCCAGCTGGTAAGAACACAAAGTTCTTATCGGCTGCACATTCATTGTGGACTCGTTTTCATAACTACGAGAAGTCACTTCCATTAGTTTATGAAGACAATGGTGAGATTGTCTGTTTGATTTTCTCTACATTTAATCGTGATGGTTATGCGAACCTATACGAGATCGTTACATTAGAAGGAAAAGAAGGTAAGGGTTATGCATCAAAATGCTGGGACGCATGGATCAAATACGCAGTCGAAGAACGAAATACCAAACGACTTAAAATTTCTTGTACACCATCTTCAGTCACATGGCATTACCGTAATGGACTCATCTTCTGGGCTGTTGACCCGACAGGCTCGCTCCGTTCTGACCAACCTCTATTCCCTAGTAGGGCTGAGCAGCTTTGTTTTAGAACTGCAGCTATACGAGATCCAAGCAAGGTTCTCCCGCCTCACAAAGCAAGGGATCAATTTCGAAACGAAGGTTTAGAAAACTATAAATGGGGTGATAAGAAGAAAGCAAAGACACAGGCAGCAATTGATGCTGTGGGTGATGCATGGCTTAGAGATGCACTAATGAATCAACCATCCTTAGAAGAATTCCTATAATGGATTATCGTTTAGAACAAAACAGACGTGAAGCATTCATTCGCTGGTACGCATGGTCATTGAAGTATGATGACTGCGATCCAGCAGTTTGGTGCACGAACTATCTTCACGATCGTTATGAGCATAACGATGAAGAACGAATCTGGTTAGCATGGTTGTATGGTAATACCTATCAGTTGCCAACTGCATGGGTATTGAAGAACGAATTCCCAGACTTTGAATTGGCAACTGTAGATCGTATCACTCAGTGGAATACTACTAACTACAAACGACTAAGATATCAGACTGACACGAAGTGGAACAAGGGACATCTCCCAGCAATGTTTGCTTCTTATCAACAGTTTATTGGCGACAGAACTCAACGTGAAGCATTGGAATCATACTATGGAAACTCAGCTGAAGAAAACTTTACAAACCTGTGGGGAGTGCTTAAAAATAGCCTTCATAAATTCGGGCGTTATAGCACTTGGTTCTATATGCAGCATCTTAAGCACACTGCTAATATTATTATTGAGCCCACTAGTCTTATGCTGGACGATTTTGATGGCTCTCGCTCTCATCGTAATGGACTTCTTTATGCCCTTGCACAAGAGCACGATATGGATCGAAAACTCACTGCAGTGGAGTATGCTAGACTTGAGGCGCACAGCCGAGACATTCTCGATGAAGTACGACATAGATTTCCAGAAGTGGCTGGACAAGTAGACTTCTTTACAATGGAAACCTGCCTCTGTTCTTTTAAGAAGATCTTTAGAGAACACCATGGAAGATATCTTGGTTACTATCTTGATCGACAAGCAGAAGAAATTATGCAGGCTGAGAAGGATGGATGGTATGGTATTGAGTGGCAGGTATTATGGGATGCTAGAAATGAAACCATTGATTTTAGATTAGATGACAAATATGGTATTGATAAGGAAAGATTCCCTAACTTTATTCGAACTGGACAGTTAGAGAATCTTGAATGGATGTTTGATGATGAAGAACCTGTTTTAATTGGATTGGAGAATTTCTAATGGATGATGATATGAGTGTAGTGACTACCAAAGGATTAGTTCCTATTGGTAATGGTGGTGCTGGACAACTTCTTGTGTCTACTGGTACTGTAGGTCAAGGTGCTATTGCTGGCAATTGGACTGTTTCTAATACTATTACTAATCCTAATGTATTTAAAAACCCAGAAGATATACTAGATGAATTTGAATTGAACGAGGTTGTAGTTGAGCACAGAGTGACTGAACATGAGTTGATGAAACTAAAAGAAACTGTTGACTACAATGAGATCATCAAGCATAATCTAGCAAAGATGTTATCCGAACGTGTGGTTGAAAAAGCAAGGTTCACTAAAAAGAAAGATCTCAATCACGATGAAACATCTTTCCGTGCAAGGGTTTGGGTATTCAACAAAGAAGAGTTGATTGATTTTATAAAGGAAGTTAAAAATGTTTGATAAATTCGGAGTGGTAGATGAGATTAGTGTTCAGCTGATTAAGAACACTGTCAAGACCAGAAAGATCATCGCAGTTGGTGGTCAACCTGGAACTGGTAAGACCACACTGTTCCGTAAGTATATGGAAAACAAACAATGGATCGTAGGCGAGCCAGCGAAGTTAGTTTCTGCTCAATATAATACCGATCGAGATCTTTACATCTTGGGTAAGTATGAGGAAGGTGAAACCTTCGCAGGAACAGATCGCCTATCGATGGCAGTCCAACCGAACCTACAGGAATGGATCGCCTCCAATAACTGCAACATCCTTTTCGAGGGAGATCGAGTCTTCAATCAATCTTTCTTGGAGTTCTGTATGGGTCTCCCAAACACCGATTTACAGGTGGTCTATCTAAAAACCCCTAAGGATATCCTCGAACAGCGTTACAAGGATCGTGGATCCGACCAGTCCGAAACCTTCCTAAAAGGTAGGGAGACTAAATATAGTAATCTACTATCGAATTTTGAGTTAATGCCCTATATTACTGAGTTCAGCAATACTAACTTAGAGGAGCAATCGAAAGTCCTCGCCTTCTTGGATAAGCATCTAGGTTAAGGTCGGGACTTTCAAGGGAGCCATGAATTTCCTAGAGAAAGCCGACTTCGACTGGATGGAAATGCTCAACTTTTATGAGCGTCCATTTAGAGCTAAACTCATTCCGTCAAAAGCGTGGAGAGACCTAGACGAGTACAGAAATGACTCAGTCGGTCTCTCCAACTATTTTAAGAAGTGGCGCACTAGGGTAGAATTCAAAGACCCACCTAAGAAGACTAAAGTGTGGCTCAAGTATGTAGCTGTCGGTGGGGAATATGCTCCAGATGAACGCCAATGTACTATCCAAGTCTATACATTAAACTTCGATAAACACGACTTCACTGACATTGCATGGGACAGATTTAAATATCGTGTCATTCAGAC